ATGGACCGCAACACAGGGTAACCGTTCTTCAATATCATCAGAAGTTGTGACAACCGACCAGATGGGTGGTTCTATTAAGAAGGCTCAGGTTGGTCACGTGATTATCTCGGTTGCAAAGTCTCTACAACAAAAGGAGATGAACTTGGCAACCATCGCAATTACTAAGTCTCGTATCGGAAAAGACGGTATTGTGTTTGAGAATTGTAAGTATGACAATGAGATGTTGGTTATTGATACTGAACAGAGTATGACTTTCTTAGGTTTGGAAGAACAAAGGGAAGAGAAACAGAGGGATAGAATCAAGGAACTCATGGAGAAACGTAAACAACGTGAGGGACAACAAAATTTATAAAACTTTAAAGTAAAAATGGATATGGAAAACATGACTAATGTTTATGACAAAGATGCTCGTTTTGTCATCAAAAGAAGTGGGGAACAGGTTTTGTTCCAAGAAAATAAAATCAAACAGGCGGTTTTGAATGCGATGGAAGGGGCCAATGAGGTTGACTTAGAAATGGCAGAAAAAATTGCTAGAATAACAAGAAAAGGTTTATTCAGAGAAGACAAAGAAAACATCCCACACGTGGACGATATCCACGAGATGGTTGAAAATAAATTGATGGATAACGGTTTGAATGATGTTGCCAGAGAGTATATAATTTATCGTTCAAAACACAAACCAAATATTTTTGCAAAGAGAGTGAATTTAAAACCTTATGAATACCCTGAGTTGGTTGAGTATGTTGATGCTATTAGACATTCTTATTGGGTTCATACGGAGTTTAATTTTACTTCTGATATTCAAGATTTTAAAGTTCACTTGACAGAAGAAGAACGAACAACAGTCCAAAGAGCAATGTTGGCAATTTCACAAATTGAAATTGCTGTTAAAACATTTTGGGGAGACATCTATAAGAGAATGCCTAAACCTGAAATTGGTAATGTAGGTGCAACATTTGCAGAATCTGAGGTGAGACACGCAGATGCATACTCTAATTTAATTCAAGTATTGGGTTTAAATTCAGAATTTGAAAATTTAATGGAAGTTCCTGCAATTAGAAGAAGAATTAAATACTTAGAAAAATCCATAGTAAATTCTAAGTCTGTTGAAAACAGAGATTATTTTGAATCGGTAGTGTTATTTTCGATGTTTGTTGAGAATGTATCTTTATTCTCACAATTCTTAGTTATCATGTCATTTAACAAACATAAAAATATGTTGAAAGGTATGAGTAACGCTGTTGAGGCGACATCAAAAGAAGAAAATATTCACGCGGAATTTGGTTTTGATTTGGTTAACTTAATTAAGAAAGAAAACCCATCTTGGTGGACACCACAATTGGTTGAAGACTTGATTGATGCAACTATGGAAGCGTTCAGTGCTGAATCTGATATTGTTGATTGGATGTTTGAAAAAGGAGATTTAGATTTCCTTTCAAAAGCTCAAACTATTGAGTTTATTAAACACCGTTTTAATGTATCATTAAATTCTATTGGTATTGATAGTATTTTCCATGTTGACCAAAAATTATTAGAAACTACTGAATGGTTTGATGATGAAATCTTTACAACAAAACACACAGATTTCTTCAACAAAAGAAGTATCAATTATAGCAAAAAATCAAAATCAATTACATCAAACGATTTATTTTAAAAAAATACAATAACAAAACAATAATATGAAAGACAGAAAACCATTTGATTGGATTAACGATAAATCAATTACCTTCCTCCAAAGAGGTTACTTGAGTGAGGGAGAAGAACCATTAGAAAGAATCAGAACAATTGCAGAACATGCGGAGAAATTATTAGGTATTGAGGGTTTTGCTGATAAATTTTATGGTTATATGGGTAAGGGATGGTATTCACTATCTTCACCCGTATGGGCTAACTTTGGTAAAAAAAGAGGATTACCTGTAAGCTGTTTCGGCTCTAATATTGGTGACAATATTGAGTCAATTCTATATACACAAGCAGAAGTTGGTGAAATGAGTAAGATGGGTGGTGGAACATCAGGATACTTTGGAAATATTAGAGGACGAGGTGCTGAAATAACGGATAATGGACACGCACCAGGTTCAGTTCACTTTATGAATTTATTCGAAAGTGTAGTAGATAACATTTCACAAGGCTCTACTCGTAGAGGTCGTTTTTCACCATACTTACCAGTTGAACACCCAGATATCATGGAGTTTTTAGAGATTGGAACAGAAGGTGCACCTATTCAAGATTTGACACACGCGGTTACTGTGACTGATGAGTTTATGAAAGAAATGATTGAAGGTGATACTGATAAGAGAGCGGTTTGGGCTAAAGTAATTCAAAGAAGAGGTGAAATTGGTTACCCATACATTATGTTCACTGATACAATGAATAACAAAGCACCTGAGGTATATCGTGAAAATAATATGAAAATTTACAACTCTAATTTGTGTTCCGAAATTGCACTACACAATTCAGAAGAAGAATCATTTGTATGTGTGTTATCATCAATGAATGTTTTACATTATGATGAGTGGAAAGACACAGACGCTGTTGAAACGATGGTTTATTTCTTAGATGCAGTTGTAACAGAATTTATTGATAAGATTGATTCATTAAGACACAACGGAACTATCGAAGGTCAAAGGGCATTCTTCTATTTAGAAAAGGCATATAACTTTGCGGTTAGACAAAGAGCGTTAGGTTTAGGAGTATTGGGATGGCATTCATTCTTACAAAGTAGAGGTTTACCGTTTGATACTCGTGATACTGCTAGATTGAATGTTGAAGTGTTCAAGCATATCAAAGACAAATCATATAAAGCATCACAAGAATTGGCTAAAATGTTTGGGGAACCAGAAACATTGAAAGGGTATGGTAGAAGAAATGTCACTCTTAATGCTATCGCACCAACTACATCTTCAGCATTTATTTTAGGTCAAGTTTCACAATCTATTGAACCTATTTGGTCAAATTGTTATGTTAAAGACGTGGCTAAGATGAAGGTAACTATCAAAAATCCTATTCTTGAAAAACTTTTAATTGAGTTAGGAAAAGACACAAAAGAGGTGTGGAATAGTATTAAGAAAGCGGATGGTTCAGTCCAACATTTGGATTTTTTGAGTGATGAACAAAAAGAAGTATTCAGAACATTTGCAGAAATTAATCAAGCGTCTATAATTAACCAAGCTGCGGTTCGTCAAGATTATATTGACCAAGCACAATCATTGAATTTGATGATTTCACCCGACATGCCGACTAAGGATGTCAACAAACTCCTTATTGATGCTTGGCAGTTGGGTGTTAAAACTTTATATTATCAACACTCTATGAATTCAGCTCAGGCTTTCGCAAGAAAGAAATTGAATTTGAACGACTTACAGTGTGTTGCTTGTGAAGGTTAAGAGTTATTTTTAACAAACAATGTGATTAAAAGAGGACTTCGGTCCTCTTTTTTTTATAATTTATTTAGTTACGATATTTATAGACAATGGCAGACGGTAAAACATACGGTATTAATTTTCCACTACAGGATAGTAAGGATGGAAAATATTTTTCTCTTTCACAGACAACAGACGAAGAAGTAAGGACAGACCTCTTACATTTGGTCTTAACGAGAAAGGGTAGTAGGTATTATTTACCAGACTTTGGGACAAGAATATACGAATTTATTTTTGAACCAATGGATGGAACAACTTTCGATGTAATTAAAGAGGATGTTAGGTTGTCTATTGAAAAATACATTCCTAACTTAACGGTAAATAATATTACATTAACACCATATCTTGATGATTTGGAGGCTGAAGGAGAATTAAACCAAGAAAAGTTAGGGGTTGGTGGTATATATAGAATTCCTGGTAGGGGAACGGAAGAATATACCGCAAAATTGAGAATAGATTATTCAATAAATGACGGAACATTTGATTCCAAAGATTTCGTAATTATCAATATTTAATAGTATATGGCAAATAGAAAGATATCATATACAGAAAGAGACTTTGAAGGTTTAAGACAGGACCTTGTAAACTATACAAGACAGTATTACCCTGAACTTATTGATAACTTCAATGATGCTGCAGTTTATTCGGTATTAATGGATTTGAACGCAGCCATTGGTGATAACTTAAATTATCATATCGATAGAAGTATTCAAGAAACTGTTTTACAGTATGCACAACAACGTTCATCTATCTTTAATATTGCTAGAACTTATGGTTTGAAGATTCCTGGTAATAGACCTTCAGTTGCGTTAGTTGATTTCTCAATTACTGTCCCACCATCAGGTGACCAAGAAGATACAAGTTATTTAGGTATTTTAAGAGCGGGTTCACAAGTTCTTGGTGCGGGTCAAGTGTTTGAAAATGTTTATGATATTGATTTTGCATCACAATATAACAATGATGGGTTTCCTAACAGAACCAAGATACCAAATTTTGATTCTAACAACACGTTAATCAATTATACAATTACTAAAAGAGAAGTGGTGGTTAATGGTATTACTAAAGTGTTTAAAAAGACAATCAATAGTAATGACGTAAAACCATTTTTTGAGTTCTTTTTACCTGAAAAAAATGTATTAAATGTTGTCGATATTATTCAGAAAGATGGAACATCATTCCAATCCACACCAACGTATAGTGAATTTGTTAATGCCAGAACTAAATGGTATGAAATGGAGGCTTTAGCTGAAAGCACAGTGTTTATTGAGGACACAACTAAAGTTTCTGATAATCCCGGTATTAAAGTAGGTAAATATATTGAGACGGATAATAGATTTATCACAGAGTATACACCTAATGGGTTCTTGAGACTCCAATTTGGTGGTGGAACAACAACACCTGACGACCAATTAGCAGAATTCGCAAGAAATGGTGTTTCTATGAGGATTCAAGAATATCAAAATAATATTGGTTTAGGAAGGACTGTATCTCCAAATAC